GCCCTAGGCTGCACCCGGATCTGAAAGAGCCCCTCAGGTACGGTGAATGTGAATGGGGCGTTATAAAGGGCATTAAAATGGCTAATAGGCTTTTTAATCAATTCTCTTTCGGTTTAGAAAAAATGCGAGTGAGCTTGTTCGGTGAGATGATCACTGACGGCGCAGGCGTACCTTCCATGGTAGCTGCTGACAGCAAAGGTATTGCTTCAGTGGTAAAGCTTGCTGGAACAGGCGAATATCGCATCACTTTGCAAGATCAATACAATCGATTACTTATGGTTCAGCACATGAACTTGGGAGTTTCCACGGCTATGTCGATGGAAATCGCCGCTCAAAATATGTCTTTAAAGACTATTGACGTACGATTCTTAGACTCATCAGGAGCCGCTGTTGATCTTGGAAACGGTGAGCAACACTTAATTTCGATCGTATTACGAAATAGCACTGCTCCCTAATCTTACCTAAGTTGTTAATAACGAAAGGGCCCGACGTTGGTTGGGCCCCCCTCCTTAGGAGAAGCTGTGCCAGCACCCTCAATTCCTCAAAATCTCATCGCTCAACAAGGCGATGGACAAGTGTTTGTATCTTGGGACCAAGTAGCAGGCGCTACCACTTATCCCTTGCAAAGGAGTACAGATAATGTTACGTTTGTCAATATTGCTGCTCCTACTACGCCTGAGTATCTTGATACTTCTGTTGTTATCGGTACTACATATTATTACCGAGTAGCATCAGATAACGGTACAACATCTAGCTATACTTTATCCGTTTCGGTAGTGCCTACGGCCACCGGCACAATGAGCCTAGGCCAAGTAAGACTACTTGCTCAGCAAAGAGCCGACAGAGTAAACAGTAACTTTGTTACCAAGTCTGAGTGGAACAGTTATATCAATCAATCGTACACAGAACTGTATGACTTGCTTGTCACTTTATACGAAGACTATTACGTAGCCGCTCCCCTACAGTTTATTACCGATGGCTCTACAAGCCAGTATACGCTTCCCAACGGCACCAACTATAACGGTGCCCCAGCTCTTTACAAGCTATTGGGCGTGGACTGTGGACTAGGTGCTAATAATAACGCCTGGGTGACGTTACACAAATTTGACTTTATCAGCAGGAATCGATATGTATTTCCAAACGTTACTTCGACTTTCCTTGGCGTTTTTAATCTCCGTTATCGTTTGGTGGGCAACACTTTATTCTTTATCCCCACTCCAAGTGCTAATCAATATATTAGACTTTGGTATATCCCACGCGTTCGTACCCTTTTAAAAGATAGCGATCTTCTTGACAGCATCAGCGGCTGGACTGAATATGTTATAGTCGATGCGGCGATTAAATGCTTGCAAAAAGAAGAGTCGGATGTTACAATACTTCTTGCACAAAAACAAGCTTTGATTGACCGCATACAGTCATCAGCTATGAACCGAGACGCGGGTCAACCAGACACTATTTCAGATGTACGTACATTTGGAGAGCGTTGGGGTGGATACGGATCACCCAATGGCGATGGCTCCTTCGGAGGCTACTAATGGCTTTACCGATTTACAAATCGGATGACCAAAGTTTAACGTTGCTACAAACCGCATGGGCTACGCAGCTTAACCCTGTACTTGCCTTACCCCAAAGCAGCGGCGTAATACTAAAGAACGTAAGATTGGCTATTGGTGACAATACAATCAACCATAGATTGGGTAGGAATTTACAAGGATGGCAGCTGATTCGTGTCAGAGCGGCAGCCACCATATACGATAAACAAGATGCAAATCAACTAAAAGATTTAACGCTCGTGCTTAATAGCTCAGCGGTAGTTGTAGTTGATTTATTTGTATTTTAAGGAGGGCACATGCCCAACACAATATCACCCAATATGTCGCTCATACTACCAACGGTAGGACAAGAGCCAGGTCCCAATTGGGCTTTAGATTTAAATAGTTCTTTGTCCCTTGTTGATCAGCATAATCACGCCCCAGGTAGTGGTGTGCAAATCACTCCCGCAGGAATGGATATTAACATTGATCTACCGTTCAACGGTAACAATGCTATCAGTTTAAAATCGATTAGATTTTCTTCACAAGTAGCTCCTTTAGCTGGTGGTTCTGATATCGGATGCTTATATGTATCTGGGGCTAATCTGTATTACAATGATACATTAGGCAATCAAATACAAATGACGGCCGGAGGCGCTGTCAACGGTACACCCGGATCTATTGGTAACCTTGTAGCCCCTGCTGCTGTAAATTACGTACCTGCAAATCAAACATTTGTCTTTCAATCCAATCAAACTAACAATACGCCCGCTACTTTAGACGTTGGTAATGTTTTAATAAGAAATCTTGTACCCAGCGGAAACTATATACAAATACAACCTAACCCTGTATTACCTGCTAGTTACTCTTTAACATTACTTTCTGCCTTACCTGCATCTACTCAATTATTATCAATAACTTCTTCGGGTCAGTTACAAGCAGTAAGTAGTTTATCGTCTGTAAACCCAACTTTTGGAAATCTACAAGTTACTAATATTAATACAAGTGGACTTATTACCGCTGTTGCCCCTGTAGGTAACGCTATTGCTTTGCGTCTTGCTGGAAGATCGACTGATAATGCATCAGTGTTAGATTTTACTTCAAATAACCAAATTACTCAATATGCTATCATTACCGCTACTACAGGTGGATTGACGTTAAACCTTCCGGACGTCGCCGATAGTTATACATTTCAGGTAAATGGAGCAACAAAAGCAACTATAAATAACAGTGGTATTGATGGCCAATATTTATACAACATCCCAGCTTCCGCTTTACCTGCCGTAAAAACGGGAGTAGTATCCTTACCGAATCTAAACAATCTTGGCGGCGGATTATACAATTTAGGAAATGTTTCTATTATTACTTCTTCTGCAAATTCAGTAATTTTAGCTAACATTCTTGGAGCCGCTTCTAATAGCTATTTTTCTGACGGGACAGCCGGAGTAGGTGGGACTGGGTACGGGTATGTAACCTTAACAGGGCCTGGTGGTTACAGTGTTACCTTGTATTTTGACACGTTAGGCTCAAGCACTGGGAATTCTCTGTCTTTTTTAACAACAAGCGTTGGCACCTATACAGCTACAATATACCTTTACACAACAAGTGGCTTTGGTAGAGTTACAAGTTGCCAATTAAGAATTACGGAAATTAGGTAATGCCTATACAAAGACAAACATTAAATATTCCGTTCGCACAAGGACTTGACACTAAGAACGATCCATGGCAAATACAACCTGGCAACTTTTTAGTGCTTGAGAATGCATTATTCCAAAAAGGTAATGCTCTTAAAAAACGTGCGGGATTTACTTCTCTTCCTAGTTTGCCGAGTATTGCTTTAGCAACCACGCTCACCACGTATAAAAACAATCTTACAGCCATTGGACAGGCTTTATATGCATTTAGCGGTGAAAGTCAACAATGGTTAAACAAAGGCCGCATACAGCCTATATCGTTGTTCACAGAGTCTACAGCGCGCACAGCTACAAGCATCACTGCTGTTGACAGTGCAGTGAGCACTAACGGATTGGTGTGCACTACATTTTTAGATGGTGACGGCGTTTGGAAGTATACAATAACATCCAAAACCACAGGCGAAACCCTTGTAAATATTACAGCACTCCCTTCCACTGCAAGCGTTGCACGTGTACATGAATTAGGCAATTACTTTATTGTTACATTCTTTCGAAGTGGCGCACGTCTTAGTTACATCGCTATTCCTACTAGCAATATTACTGCTGTGATAGGCCCCACTGATTTAAGTGCCAGTGCTGTTACAGCTTACGATGCACACGTAGTAAATGATATTCTCTACTTAGGTTGGACTGATGGCGCTAACGTTCGTATAAGTCAATTAAGCAGAACATTGCAGCAAGGTGCTACGTTTACAATTTTGGGATACACTGCCACACGCGTCAGTGTCACGGGATATCTGCCATCTACCGGCCTACCTACCATTTGGTTTACAGCTTATAACGGGGCTAACGGCTATAGCTGGAAATGCAATGCTTCTCTTACATCTATAAGCGGTCCTTATCACACTATCGTTGCAACTGTGGGCACGCA